ATTTAAACCAGTGACAACCTGAGTTGCGTCGCTCGTTCCTTTTGTGAAACCTTTAGCCAATGATGAAACGGCAGAAGAAAGCGTGCCAGTCAAAACACCTAACAATGCAGAATCGGCATTCGTGCCTCCCATATTAGTGGATGCACCGTAATCTGTTGGCAGTCTGTATTCCATTTCTTCTAGTTCCATAGTCAAAGCTATAAAAACAGGAGAGTTTATTCCAGCATAAAATGCTGGCGCAACATCTTGTGGAGAATAGTTGACGTTTATGGATTTTATAACGCACCACTTAAAGTCCGTCATGTATGTTTCTGTTTGTGAAGGATTGATTTTAGGCTTCACTATACAAGGATATTGAAACAAAAGACTTGATCCACCGGCGGTGAAACTTGGCAAATGTAACTGTTTCATTGTTTTGATTATATTATTCAATGTTACACTTTCTGATGGCGTTTTAGGTGAGAATAGCCAATTGAAAGTGAACGATCTGAAATTAATACCAGTGAACATCATAGATAAGCTAGGATTAGGTGCAACGCCGGCAGCAGATTGACCAAGATTAGAAGCTTCTGCTCCCATAGTTCCCGCTTGAGATATTGCATATAATGCACCAACTGCGGCCGCATCAGAAGCTATATTTGCGGCACTGGCTGGGCTTGTAGAAGTAAGACTATCGTATATATTACCTAAAGAACCTAATTCTGCTTCTGCCCAGCGCGCGGAAGTATTGTCAACAAGGCCGCTGCCGTCTGGTAGAGGAAGATTGACAGTATAAACGGGATTGATAGTTGTGTTTCCTAGCGGATTGGTTCTCACATAATTTGCAAAAGAAAGAGTCATGAAATATTTACTAGAACCTAAGTCTTCTGGATAATGATCGTCCGGATCATTAGTTGTAAGTTGATTAGAGTTTACTTTTATCTCTGGATTAGATTGCTCTTGTGATGCGAAGTTTCTATTCTGCAATGCGTTTGATGTGATTCGCTCTGGAGAACCAGATGTATAGAATGAACTTGATCCAGATATTAGTTTGTCAACACCAGCGGCAACTAAACCTCCTACAGACACACTACTAGCGCCAGCAGCGGTAAGTGAAGTTGCTGTAGAACTAGCAATAGATCCAGAAGATCCCAATGCACCTTGTGTGTTCTTGGTGATATTGTTCACCGTTCCTGTGGCAGATGATGTGATGTTACTCAATATTGTCTGGTTTACAGGTTGAACGTAAGGATTATTGGTTATATTGGAGACAGCCATTTATTTCCCTATAAGTATAGCATCACGCTTATGTATTATTTATAGAGAAAAAATGAAAGGCAAGTTCATCTTCTCTATTTTGAGTAAAGTTCTCTTTCCGTCATCACAACAAACTCCCATCCTTTGTCATCCGCGTGTTCTTTCGCTGCTTTCCATTTGGCTTGGTTAACAACATACGTCTTTACTTCTTCAATGTATCGCTTTGTTTGTGTTTTAGGTCTTTTTGGTTCCTGTGTTTGCGCATATGGTTTGATTTCAACCAATATAACTTTGCCGTCTTTTTTCTTTATTAGTACGTCTGGAAAGTATCGGTGATATCTACCGTCTATAGGAGAGACATAAGGTATTGTCATTTCTTCTGATGCCCATCCTGATATCTCTGGATGCTTGTCACAATACATAAAGAAGTGTAGTTCCCAAGAACTTCTGTATATTATGTTTGTGGGATCTCCCATATACTTACTTGGATTTTTGGGAGTGAACTTACCTTTTGACATGGATACGTATCCAGCTTTTCCTGTTGTTATATTATTAATACATTGTTCTGCGCCTGTTTTATTTAGTCTAGCGATAGTTTCTTCATCACAGGTGTAGTATCTACTGTATCGCTCTTTTCGTTCTTGCGGAGAAAGATGAGAGGCAGTATTGCTTTCTCTCATCTTTTCTTTTAGTTCGACAATACTGCCATCCGCATAACGTTCTTTCCATATTTTAGTTTGATTTGTTTTGACTTTATCGATAAACTTATCATAGCGTATATCATCATTTTTTAGATTTTCTCTAAAAAACTTTGCGCCGCATTTGTGTCCACATGTGGATGAAAATCCAACTCCTAGTCCTTTGAACTTGGTATGAGACGAACAGATCGCACATTTGTTGTCGCCGATGTAAGTAAGATAATATGTCTCTGATGATATATTGTGTTTTTGTAATATGTGTCTAGCTAGAGATAGAGTAGACTTGAAATCTCGAAAACATATTCGACATTCCATATCAGATGTATAAATAGACATAGCTGATGCTCCTTGTAAGCGTTAGAGTAGATGGGTTTCTTGGCGGTCACCGCGATCTACATTATTATTTATAGTTTTAGGATATTCGACATCGCAATAGGATTATTCGACCAGACATTAGCACAAGGCATTCGTCAGGGGCAAGTTCCTGGGCGAACCGAAGAAGCACGCAACTGGTTCAGAGACACCGCGAGAAAACTCTCCAACATTACCGAAACGCGACTTCTAGCGAACAAAACAGCACTGACGAATCAGATACAGGTTGGTCGAATGTATATGTTCCAGTACGATCCAAAGCACAAAAAGACTTTGCCCTACTACGATAGATTCCCATTGATCTTCCCACTGAAAAAGACTCCAGACGGCTTCCTCGGTATCAATATGCACTATCTACCACCAGTTCTGAGAGCGAAGTTGATGGACATGCTCTATCCGTATGTTAATGATGCAAATCTGAGCGATAACGCCAAGTTAAACATCAGTTATAACATATTGAATGCTGCGGCTACGAATAAGTACATCAAGCCTTGCATCAAGCAGTATTTGTCGGATCACTTGCGATCAAAGTTTATCTATGTCGTGCCAGCAGAATGGGACATCGCATTGTTTCTACCTGTTGAAAACTTTGCTAAGGCAAGTAAAGATCAAGTCTGGAAAGATTCTAGAGCAATCATCAATAGAGGTTCAAGGTAATGGCATACGGAGATGGATTTGATATCTCGGCATTCAAGACGCAACTACATAACGGTCTTGTTAAGCCTTCTTTATACCAAGTCGATTTCACTTCTTCGGCTACGCTATCGAACAAACTGTCATTCTTCACAGACAACTTCAATATTCCAAGTATTGATCTTGATACTCAAATGATTAGAAGATATGGATACGGACCTATTGAATATGTTCCCTTTAGACCTATATTCGGGCCCATATCAATGTCTTTCATGGTAGAAGCAGAGCAAGAAAACGTTCTTTATGATGTAATAGGAACGATGTCTGCCACTTCACCATTCATGAACTACAACACATTAAATGATGGAGTTCCTTTATTTGGAGGTGCTGGCAGCCCTTATGAAGTGGCATATAAGGGTGATGTTGTGTTCAATTTGTCCGTTTATATATACAACGAATCACAACAGAAGATAACAACAGTATCATTTAGAGATTGTTTTGTCAAGTCTATTGGAAGCATAAATCTATCTTGGGCATCAACAGACCAGTATTTGAAAACAGATGTTACCTTTATTGCCACAAACTACAGCATATCAACCGCTGATGCGGATTCTTCTGGTAATGCAGGTTTGTCTAATATTGGTACAACACATCCACAATCTTCTTCTCCATCACAGTTCGTAAATGATACACAAAACATTGCATCAGCCAGTCAAATTGCAGCGACTACGATCACCAATCCTGGTGCTGGTGGTGGAGTAAGCACAAATTCATTAGTACAACAAACAACGTTGACTTAAATTATAGGAGAATATAATGGCTTTACCTAAACTAAAAACACCACTATTTGATGTGACTATACCATCGACCAAGAAAGACATCAAGTTTCGCCCATTTCTTGTGAAAGAAGAAAAGATTTTGCTTATGGCACAAGCAAGCGGCGATAGAAAGAGTTTGATCAGTGCGCTTCAGCAGATCATCAACAACTGTGCTGTCTTTCCTGACGGAAAGAAAGTTGACATTGATACGCTAACTTCTTTTGATATTGAATATCTCTTTCTGAAGATTCGTGCGAAGTCTGTGGATAACGTGGTCGAGTTGGTTTATACTGACAACGAAGACGGCAAAGAATACAAGTTTAAGATTTCACTGGACGAAATTGAAATCAAAACAGAAAAAAATCATAACAACAAGATCAAACTTGACGATGGTGTTGGGCTCATTTTGAAGTATCCTTCAGCCACGGAACTCAATAAGATCAGCGATGAACTTTCTTTGGCTGAGATTTCTGTTGAAGTTGTCAAGAATGCAATTGAACAGATTTATGATTCGGAAACTGTTTATGAAATAAAAAATGTGAAGAAAGAAGAACTAGATGAGTTTGTTGATAGTCTTCCTGTCAAAGCATACGAAGACATTCAAAAGTTCCTAGAAACGATGCCTAAGATGTATCACAAGATCGAATACAAGAACTCTAAAGGAACAGAACGAGTAATCGAACTGACTACGTTAGAAGATTTTTTTACGTTGGTCTAAGCCATACAAACTTGGCCAACTACTATTCCACCATCTTCTTTATGGTTCATCATCATAAATATTCTATTGCTGAAATTGAAAATCTGATACCATTCGAGCGTGACATCTATGTGAACATGATCAAAGACCTGTTAGAACAAGAACAAAGGTAGAAAATGCCAAATCCTATTGAAGAAGCCGAAGGTGTAGCGAAACTAGGCGGTAAGATCGCAGAATGGGTAAAAGGTGGCGCGAAGGCGGTATCTAAAGGTGCCGTAAAGTTAGGCAAATTGGGCCTAGAGTCAGAACTTATCAAGTCTATGCTAGGCAAAGATAATGATAAAGACGACAGCGCTACAAACACCAATTCGAACAATACATCAGGCGTTACATCTGGCAACAAATCTTCCGCTGGTTCGGCAACTTCTCCTAATCTAGCAGGAATTTATAACTTTGTAAAAAAAATTGATGAAACACCTTTTAAATCTGATGATACAAAAATCAGTACAGATGATATGCAATTCCGCCAAACTGTGTCTAGAAAACTAAATGAAATAGATAAAAAAATTTCGCGCGTTGGAAACATATCTATTGCCATAAAACAAACGCTTGATGCGCAGATGATAGCGATGCGAAAAACTGCCGAAACCTTGGGGATTCAATCACAAGAAAACTCATTGAAGCAGAATCAAAATGGTTCAAATGGTTCAAGTTCGG